GGCCTCCAGGTCGCGGGCCGCTTTGACGTACTCGGTGAACAGCCCGGTGACCGCTTCGAACTTGGTCGGGTCGACTTTGACTGCAATCCTGGAGGCGAGATACGCAGCTACAACCTGCGCGAACGAGGGTGACCACGCCGAAAATGTGGCGTTCGAGTACACGTGACGCAGATAGACTGTCGCGTAATCGCAGGCAACGGTGCTGCCCTCGATGATGTACCGCGTAATTTCCTGCGTCAGCTCAGCATCAGAATATAGGCCGACTGTGGCCAGATAATCCGTAGGCAACGTGAAAACGTTGTCGAGGTCGTGCTGCGAAGAAGTGGCAGACGTTGAGAGCTTGGTTGTGCGAACAGCAAACCGTGGGCGCACCAGTTCCAGGCAGTAGTTGACGGCCTCCAGCCCGTAGGCGTCGTCCAGCGCATACCGAGGCTCCCGGGCCTCAGTGAGAGAGGCGAGGGACCGTTGCCCCAGCATCAACAGCGCGTTGTTGTACAGCGTCAGCTGACTGACTGCCATGGCCCTGCCTCCTGTTGGTTAGGTCATCAGGCCGCCATTGCCTTGCGAATGTCCATCAACTCACGCAATGCCGCCGCTTTGTCGGGCAGGTTCTCTTTCACCGACTCACCCGTGCTGCGCTTGATTACGCACCACCGCAGAGGACCCTTGAGGCGAATCTCGTAATCACTATCCGGAATTGTCGTCTCGATATCTACCCTGTCGAGATGCACAAAATGCAGGACCGAGGCCCGCACCATAGATCCCTGTACAAACGTGATCAGGGTCGTGGCCCAGAATGCCCCGCCCTCGTCCAGGAACTGCACCTGATCGAAGGCCCGCAGGTTTCGAGAGATGTGTTCGTAAAGCACTGGGTTGGTCAGGTCCTCGGCGCCGGTGACCCGGGTCTCTCCGCGCAGGATAACTGCATGCACCCGGAATGCGTGCTCCGCCAGCTTACAGTCGCTCGGTCGCACCGGCTCAATCTGTTGGGGTTTTGAACGTGTCGCCATGGTTTGCCCTCTGTACTCTCGTAGAAACCCCCGAGCCGGCGGCGGCCGGCCCGGGGCCTGACGTTGCGCCGTCCCTGGCGATGGGGGGATTACGCAGTAGAGAACGGCGTGGCGACAGTGCCAGTGCCCAACAGGGACCCACGAATCAGCCACTGGGATGCAGATACTGCAGTTACCTCGATCTCAGAGCCGATACCTCCACCCGTGGTGCCGCCATTCAAATCTACCGAGAGATCGGTAGTGCCGTCGCCCGCGAAGGCATCGGCCGCCCCATCCTCGGCGCCCAGGTTGAGCAGGCCCAAGAAGAAATCCCCAGAAGCAGCATCGATCGCATAGGCACCCGCGGTGAGCGCCGTCGCCACCACAAACCTGTAGTTGAGGCCAACTGCGGCCGCGGGCAACGTCACGGCAGCACCCGCCGCCCTGGAGAGCAGAAACGTGGTGCCAGATTCCTGTGCGGCCGGAGCGTAAGTGGACGCGGTGACCGAAGCCACGGCACCTATGGTGCTGGCGGCCGGACGTACCGTGGCCGCCCCGCCCGCAGTCACCCCGTCAACCACCAGGTCGTACTGAATATCGTTGGTCTCGTCATAGAAGATGACTTTGTCACCGTCGACCATGCCGAGATCGCTGCCATTAGAGAAGTAATCGGCGCCCAATACGGTGCCCAGAGGATCGCCGTCCGAGTAAAACCAGATCGCTCCGTTGCTCGCTCCGACACGCTGGCTGATCAGCGCCGGAGGGTTGGTTGTTGCATAAGCCATTGATATTCCTCCAGGTTACGCGCCGATGATGGCCGTGTCGTTGTGGGTTATCTTCACAATGCCGGAGTTCTGCAGCAACTTGCTGCCGAAATATCCGGTGCATCGCGCCCAGGACTTGTCGTTCTTTTCGTCGTATCCGACCAATGTCGTCAGGCGCTCCATGTCGCAGGCGTGCCCGATCGCGTTCTTGCTGTAGATGTAGCAAGTAGAGGTCGCGGTTCCCATGCCGCTCAGTCCAGTATGGCGAATCCAGTTGACCCCGTTCCAAGCCCACGCCGTGGACTTAGGCATACCGTTCGGGAAAATCGGGTTGCGCACGTAATCGCCAGACGAGATCTGATTGATCGTCATCATGTTAGCGAAAAACGCGGGAGTAACCAGGGCGCTGATCTGCGCGTCCTCGTCGGCATTGGCCTCCGCCAACGTGACGCTGAGATCCAGCAGATCTGCCAGAAAAGTAGCAGCCGAGGTCTGCGTCATGGTCAGCGTGACGGTGGCGGCCGACAGGCCAGCGATGATGTCATCATCGATCTTGCGATTCATCACGGCCATACTGGTTTCCTGCATGATTCGACGGCCGTCGCCCTGACTCGCGAAGATGTTGAAGTTGGTGCGCTCGGGAACGTCGTGCCACTCCTGCAGGGTGGCCGTATACTGATTGAGGTTATCGGGGCGCGTCGGAATGTCTCCGTTCACGCCGCGGGTGACCGCAGTCGCGCTGCCGGAATCGGCCACGAGGAATACGGCACTGTTGCCCTTGACCTCAATCTCGGTGGTCACCGTGCTGCGTGCACGGGACTGCCGGCGTTCGAATCCTTTTATGAATTCCTGCCGGTATTGTGTCTGATAGGCGTAATCGGCCATTGCGGAAGTCTCCAAAGATGTAGTGATCGCATCGATAGAGCCGGCTCAAGGTGGCCGTCGTACTTCCGCTTGCGGGTTGGCCGTAGGCTCCGGGGCCGCCGGAAAGCGTCAGGGGTTGGTCAGCTGTCGTATATCAGTATTGCGCAAAAAGATAGCAAGATCAAGAAAATGCGGGCTTTTGTGCCGTGGCCCACAGGGCATATCGACCGTCCTGATCCATCTGCAGCACATCGAACCCCGCACCTGTCAGCTTTCGCGTCAGGGACTCCGCAGTGAACCCGGTCTTGTGCGCCATGCCCGCGCGGCCCTGCGCCAGGGAGGGCCGATGCCCGTACAGGATATCGATCGCGCAGATCGGGCCCATATCCGACTGGAACAGCGGCTCTTCCAGTCGGCCCTTCGCCACCTCGACTGCCACAGCCTGGATATCGGGGAGCGTGAGGAACAGATATCCACCGGGCCGCAGCACTCGATAAAAACCTTCCAGTGCCAGAGCCACCTGGTGCGGGTACAGGTGCTCCAGACTATGCGCGCTGAGCACCCCGTCCATGCACCCACTGCTCACCGCTCCCATATCAGCGATATCCGCCACGATATCGGGCTGGGCCTCTGGATCGATATCCAACCGAATCTCGGCCCAGCCCTCCTGGAACATTGCGGGAAGATTCTCCAGCCGAGCAGCGCCGCAGCCGACGTGGAGAAGAATTTTCATGCAGTCACGCACGCCACGCCATCAGCGTTCTGGCGAATCGACATCGGGAACAGGTCCTGCAGCTTTTCCAGGTCTCCGGCGTCCATGACCAGGCCGCGGTCGCGCAAGTCGATCACCTCCCGAAATTCGACGATAACTGAGATATTGTACCCATACTGCCAGACCTTGGCCCTGCAGCAGTCGATGCCCGCAAGCACCAGGTTATAGAGCAACAGGCCCGCATTCCAGATTGTGACGTGTCCACCTACGATGTTGTGCTTGGCCGGCGGAACCGTGATCGCGATATGACCGCCTGGGGCGCAACAACTCGCCGTTTTTTCCAGGAAAGCGCCTACATTGCGCTGATGCTCCAGCACATGACAGGCCCATACCAGATCATATGTCCGGTCGAAAATGTGCTCGTTGAAGTCCGCCAGGATGTCCGGTTTACCGAGATGCTGAGACGCGTCCACGGTGGTCACCTGTTTGCCGAGGCGCCGGAACTCCTCCGCATGCTCCCCGGCGCCAGAGCCGACATCGAGCACGGTCTCCACATTGTGCAGGTGACTACACCACTGCAGTGCCTCATGGCCCCATAGGATCAATCCCACCACAGCTCCTTGCCATATCCTTCCTTGCGGGACGCTCCCCCGCACACCTTCTCCCGTATCTCTGTCAGCTTCTCCCACTGATTTACGGTGACGTCCTGCCCGGCGCCCAGCCTGAACGCTACCGAATCAACGAACTCAATCTCCCAGTCGGTAAGGTCCTCGCAGCACATCATGCAATCATCGACCATATCCTGCAGGCTGGGGCCCGATCCCCTTTCGTAGTCACTACTCATCTCTTTTGCCCCCCTCATTTCATGTGCTCCCGGGCCTCGATCAGATCCCGATAACGCTTCTGCGCGGCATTGTCCCTATACCACTCAGAGGTCCCCATACGGTCCTCAAGCCGTTTGATCTCATCGTTGATCGACTGCATGGGGTTGCTGCTGTTTGGAATCAGCGTGGCTGCAGGTGCGATCTTGCGCATGTGCTCGGCGATATAGTCCAGCACCTCGGGGGAGTTGAACAGCGCCCGCCCATCGGACAGCCGAGCGGAGGCGACCTTGTCGCGCACCTCTTCCGGGAGCTGTGATACGAACATCTTGGCCAGGTTGACGTTCGCCTGGAAGTCCTGCCCCCACGCCTCTTTCAGCTGTCGCTCGGCCTGCTGCTGGTGCAGCCCATCCTGCGCCTGCAGGGCCTCCTGCTCCTGTTGCCTGCCCTGGAGGAACGCATTGGTGATCTTCGAGAGCGCAGCCGATGAGACGTTCGCGGCATGCGCCGCAGACTGCACCTCCTGCAGGATTCGCGTATCCTCCGCGCCAAGCACCAGGCCTTCCTCAATGTCGAGCACATATTTGTCGGGGGCCTCGGGCACCCCGTTGGCCTGGCGCCACTCGGCGAGCTGCTCGTCGGTGGGATTCTCGGGCAGACCTTTGCTCACCTCCCCGCGCCGGATCTTCTGTTGCGCCTCCCACCCGGACTTGAGGACCGACCGGAGATCCTTGTGTCTCTTCAGCGTGTTGAGCATGGCCTCGTCGTCTCCGGCGATCGCCTCTCGCCAGTTGTCGGCGGGCGTGTCCAACCACTTAGCATTGGTTTCTGATGCAGCTGCACTGTTCTCCGGTACCGCGGCACCGCTTGGATCGCTTGAACCGCTTGCGTCGCTATTGGCAGACTCCCCGTCAGGTCCGCCTGCGGCGGGGGGCTGCGACTCATCCATCATCGTTTGCCAGTATTGTGCTCTCATCGTTTGCTCTCCTCTCGATTGTCGATAGCCGCGGCCTGGTCCGCATACACCAATTGCCCCAGGGGCCTGTTAATCGTGTCCATCAGCATCAGCGCAACAAATTGTCGCCCGGCCAGGAATGCGCCCTGCCCAGGATCCCCGGGCACGAACGCCGGCTGACTCAGCCGGGCGAACTTGTTAACGATCACCTGCAGCGCGAGGCGCTGCTGGTAGGGGTCCGCGTCGCCGCGGTACAGGCTCTTGAGCGCCCGCACCTCCAGTTCGTCCAGCGGCTCGCGGTCATAGCACTTGACCGCGTCGGTCATATGGCCGCGACCTCGGGCGCTGCCGCCTGCGCCGCGAGCGCAGTTTGTGCGGCCCGGGCCATGGCATCTGTCTGTCGCACCTGCATGACCTCCTCGACCGAGCGCAGCCAGCGCGCCGGGGCCCCAATGCCGGTGATCGCGTCTCTCACGGCCACATCAAAATTTATGTTGGCCGTGGCCAAGTTATCCATCTCGGCGGCCTCGCGCAGCAGCCCGGCAGTCTGAGAAAATCGCTGCGCTTTCTCTTCCTCCTGCGCGCGGGACAGCGGCGACTGGAAGCGGTAGCTCACCTGCTGCCCGAGCAACGACTCGGGGATATCCCGGAGCGAGCCCATCAGCCCGTAGGCCAGGGCCACCTGGAATGCCTGCTCGCAGAGCTGGCCGTTGTATTCCTCTTCCAAAGGGGTGAACAGCGGCAAGTTCTCCCGCCGGTACTGCTTCATGCGTTCGTTGACCTCGAACGCCGTCATCTCCCGGGAGGTTTCAGGGAGGGACAATTTGTTGAGATAGAAGGCCGAGGCCAGGGTCTCCATGATCTGGCTGCGCTTCTCCTCGCCGAGGGGGAACCCGCCCTTGTCGCTGAACAGCGGCCGCAGGCTGGCGCCGAGGCGCTCGTCGTAATCTTTGTCGACCCAGGTGATACCGTCCGCATAAAGGTTGATATCACCGCGAATCGCCTGCTGCGTCGCCAGGATTGGCGGGCGGGCATACCGTTCGGCTGCCTCAAGCAACGTGAACGTCATCGCCTGCAGGGTCCGGTTGTCGGGCAGCCCGGCGACCGTGGCAGGGGAGTAAGCGTAGGGGGATCCGCTGATCGTTTGAAATCGCGGCACTATGTACTGTTTGTGCGCAACGCCGGTCTCCTCCAGCAGGTGCTGGTGGTCCTGGTCAATATAGACAGAGACGTGAGGATACCGCGAAGCGAGTTCATCGTCGCCGTACCATTCGCTCGGCATGGATATATGCAAGCATTTCACCTCACCGAACGGTTCCTTGTCCATTTTCTCCCGGCATTCCCGGTGCACGGTCTTGGGGAACTTGGCGTATAGCTGTCGACGTGTCGGAGACCACCGTCGCACCACCCCCTCTACGCTGCCCGTCTCATCATCCCACCAGCTGCAGTCTCGCAGATGCCAGGTCTGGAACAACAGCCCATCCCGCCTTTTGTTCGGGACCACCTGCATAACCGGCTGACCGAACGTGACAAAATCGTGATCGGCCTCTTTCGTGGCCCGGGCGAAATTGCATCGCACATCGCCGAACAGCCTCTTGAGCCGAGCACCCGCCCACTGCAACCACATCAAGCCCTCGTGATCCGGGTCATCGTAACGTGTCGTCAGCTGGAACCAATCACCATCGCGCAGCATGGAGGCGATCCCGTTGCCGAGGTCCCGGCGAACCAGGATCGGATAGCTGTCGACCAGTTGATCCGAGAGTTCGGTGCCAAGGTTTCGCGTGTTGGTGAAGTCCGCGCGTTCGGGGTAGAAATACTCGGCAAGCGTCTGCCAGAGGCTTAACACCGGAGACTGTTTGTC